TCACACCGCCAGCCCACCGCCGAGAGGGTTTAACGTTACTGCGTGTTGCAGGTAATCCGGAGCAAGGTGAGCATAAACCATCGTCTGTTGTATGCTGGCGTGCCCAAGAATTTGCTGTAACGCAATAATGTTCCCACCGTTCATCATGAACCAGCTTGCGAACGTATGCCGAAGCACATGCGTGGCCTGCCCGCGTGGTAAATCGGGCTTAACCTGTCTGAGTCGTTCGCAGAAGTTTTCATAGTCAACTTTGAACAGTGGCCCGGTGTCGCTGGTCTTGATCTCTTTTTCCAGTTCTTCCGAAATTGGAACCGTACGCTTTTTCCCGTTTTTGGTCTTAAGGAACGTCACGCGCCCGTGGCTAACCTGCTCACCTCGCAACGTGCTGCCTTCACCCCAACGAGCGCCAGTGCTGAGGCATAGCAGTGCTACGCGTCGATCATCGCCGGTCAGAGTATCCAGCAATCTGCTGATCTCTGATTTTGCGAGATAGGTCATAGCTGGCGGCGCTTCTTTCAGTGGTTCCAGACCCTTGCAGGGGTTTTCCTTCCTGAACTCTTCCAGCTTTATCAACGTGCTGAACATCCCGGACAAACGGTAAATATCCCGGTTGATCGTTGCGGCGCTGATACCGTCTTCCAGCCGTTGGCTTCGGTGCTGTGCAATCATTCGTTTGTTCAGTCGGTTAACGGCTGGATCACCCAGCGCCCTGATTGTTTTATTCAGGTGCCGCTTTTCAATCTCGCCATTTTCCTGAGTCTGTCCATACAGCAGCCACCAGGTATCTAACAACTCGCTTAAGGTGCGGCGGTCAACACTCGCGCCCAGCCATTCTTTTTTGTCGGCGTTGGCTAATACATAACGCTCAAAAAGAACTGCCTCTTGTTTCTTCTCAAATCGCCTGCGGATACGTTTTCCGTTACGTCCACGCGGCCATACGTCCACTTCATATTGACCACCTTCGAGCTTCTTAATCGACATAAGAAAGCCCTCCGGCGTTTATTTCCCCATCCTGATAACAGATAGTGAAAATGTAATGTTTATAAACAGTTAACCAGTTTGTTTCTCGGAGCGGTCTGATCCAGTTGACTCTGGCCCAATGTGTGCGAGGGCCGGTGCGATTTGACCAGCTTGAGGGGCGGTCTTATCAGTCATGAGCCAGAGCGTGTATTTTGCGAAACGCGAATGTTGCGTAATCTTGAGTAAAATATCGCTGCCAACTCCATCCCTTCTACCTGTTTCGTACTGTTTTTGGGTGCTTGCCGGAATGCCTGTCAATTCAAAGAATTGAGTTCTGGATAGTCCTTCCGCATCCCTTATTGCCCGAATTTTCTCCCCGATACTGCTTGACAGGGATTCATATGACACCATATATTTCTCCGCAAGGGTGTCAAATGACACCGTTGATATAAGAAAGCAACAGCTTAGATAAGCAGTTGCAAGCAGAAATAAGCGCCTAGCGCTAACGCGGAGATTAGCACAAATGGTAGTGAAAAATGAGGGAAGGGATAAGGGGTTCTGCTGCCGTTATGCTTCTGTGGGGAGCCTGATCGGGTGGTTTATGTATCGCGAAGATACGCAGAACGTTATCTTTGTGGCGTTTTCCGATAGTGTTGATTTTGTCCATGCGATAAATAAAGCAACCGCTGATCTGCAAGAGCGCCTTGCTATGGAGAAGGAGTTTCTTAACTGCATGTTGAACGCGATGAAAAATTATTCTGATAGAAGTGCATCGGAATTAAGAAGCGAGCAGTTAGAAAAAGAAAAATCATATTCAAGATTAGACAGCTTGATTCTTTTTCCAGATGAAAAATTAGTTATGGCATCGGACGTGATCAAATATTTAAAGAAAATGGCTAATGAGCGTGGGGGGTATCTCAATAATTGCAATATTAAGAAAATCCTATCATTAGCCATAGAAACAGTTACAGAGGAGTAATTTTATTAATTACTCGCTTTTACCTGTTAGAGCCCTTTCCATCATATTGAAAACTGCACAATATATTTCTTCATAAGTGACAGTTGATTTAGATGGGGTGGAACCATCGGCACGAGTAGGAAGTTGTTTCGCTACTGAATTAGCAAGATATTCAAAAGTACCGCCTGTTAAGGCTGATTTAATTATCTCGTTAGTTTCTTTTGTAAGAAGTTCATTGTTGGTCATGTATGTGTCCTTGTTGGTAGTTGATGTTACGCCCGATTGAGTTCGGCCAGGAACGCGGGCTGAATGAAATTACCACAAAACCATGCGCCGGGCATGGATAAAAACCCCGGCAACGATTTCATAAGAGGAGTTAACGCAATGACAGACAAAGAGTTAGAGGGGTTCATTGAAGTGCGCCACGCCGTTGACGCGGTTCCATACCCGAAGTTTGCCGAGTTAATCGGTAAGAAGCCCGCCACGGTCAAGAGCATGATTGAAGACGGTAAGTTGCCGATCATCCCGTGGAAGAACCCGGAAAGTCTAGGCGCCCGCGCTGAGAACTGGATTTATATTCCTGAGTTCAACCGCGCAATGCGAGACGCCTACTACAACCGTCCGAAAGAACAGCGCGATGCCTGGTTGCTGTGGATCGGTCTTTGAGGTTATCGCGATGAGCCAGAAAACAGCCAACCACGAAAACCGGGTGCGTGAATGTAACGACATTCTGGACACTCATTTAAAAGATATGCAAACGGGCTTCATGATTCGCACCAATAGCGGCGAGTTCATGATCAGGGATAAAAAGCTGATTAAGGAAATAACCAAAGACGTGGCCCGCCATGTTGATGGTGAATTGCTTAAGCTGGGAATGTGAGGGCGATATGTTCAATCCACTGAATAAAAGCTACACGGCAGTTATCAACCCTTTTTCTGATAACAATACCTATGATGTGCCGACATATATAAAGCCGGGCACTAAAGTAACGGTTGCCATTGATTCGCGTGAGCAGGAAATATCTATTCTTGCTGCTTACGATTACGGCATTGAAGCACTGAACGAAGAAGGGCGCGAGCAATTAAACCGTTTAATTGCTGATCTTAAAGTGGCTATCACAGGAAGATGATATGAGCCAGTTAGTGCAATTAAGCCGCCACTCTTATTTATATCGTGGCTTCACGATTCAAAAGTGCCCGCGTAATCCATTTACGTTTAAGCACTCTTATCGTATTTCCAGCAATGGCGATTATTACGGGCGTGACTTTGCTTTAGCGGAAGCCATGCGCACGGTTGATCAGATGTATAAGCAAGGGGGCAGTAATGCACGATGAAGGCCCATCACTGGCAAGCCTGCTTAAGCACGGGTGCCAGGTCACGCACTTCAAGAACTCACGCGGCTGGCTGGAAACGCCGGACGGAAGATTTTTTAAACCCGAACCGGCGAAGGTTCAATTTATCAAAGGTAAAAATAAACCGTTTATTTATACCCAAAGAATAAATAAAGGCTTCCTGCTTACACTGGCTGAATTATTTAAAAAGCTAATTAAGTAATTCGGTTTTAAAAAAATCAACTATGTTTTCTCCGCCTTTTTATTAAGTGGCGGCGGTTCAACTCATTCTTTTTTTGAGGAAGAGATTATGACCAGACGTGATCAATATAGCTTCATTTTGCATGTTCTTTTACCTGCTATCGAAAATGAAGGCTTAACCATTAAAACCCGCCGTGATGGTGAGTTAACCCTTTCTGCCACTGGATCAGTAACCACTAATTTTATCAGCAACCTGCGCCAGCACTGCATTGAAGAATTGCAGCGCCCTTCCATTCCTTCTTCTCCTTACGGTTATTTATAAATAGAGGTCTTTTATATGAGTAACGTAGCGAAACTTCAATTAGGTTTTTCACCGCTGACTAAAAAAATCCAGTTGGCAAAGATGCGCGATGATGGGGAAGGGCGCCGCCTTCGCGTTGGTAGTGATCCTGGTCGTGATGTGACTAACGAATCTGCGCAATTAGTTTGGCAGTTGGTTATGTCTGAGGGAGGGGAAATCGGCTGGAACCTGTCGGACGGTAGCCGCATGGTTTTGAAAGCTGAGAAAGTGGGGCCCGCATCATGAGCAGCCCTATTATTCGCCCGTTCATCAAATGGGCAGGGGGTAAAACCCGTGTCCTTCCTGACCTGCTGCCGCACCTTCCTAAAGCCGACTGCCTGATCGAACCGTTCGTAGGCGGCGCATCGGTATTTCTGGCGACTGAGTACCGCCGCTATGTGCTGGCTGATATCAACCCGGATCTTATTAACCTTTATCGGGAAGTCACCCGTTACCCGGACTTAGTGATCGATGCGGCCCGCGAACTGTTCAACAGCAAGAACAGCCCGCAGGGGTACAACGAAGTCCGCGCCGCGTTCAATAAGCAGGTATGTACGGTAAAAAGCGGTGGGTTGCGTTATGGCGTCGAAATGGCGCGCATCATGCGTGCTGCTCAATTCCTGTATCTGAACCGCCACGGTTATAACGGCTTATGCCGTTACAGCCGTAAGACCGGCTTTAACGTGCCGTTTGGCAAGTATAAGAGCGTCTACTTTCCTGAAAATGAAATCCGCCTGTTTGCCGAAAAGGCCAACGATACAAAGGCAATATTTCTTTGCGCGCCGTTCCAGCGTTCTCTACAGGTCGTCACGGGTGGCGATGTTCTCGTTTACTGCGATCCGCCTTACCTGCCTGAAAGCAAAACAGCCGATTTTACCCAATACCACACCGAACCATTCACGGAAGACAACCACCGCCAGTTAGTCCAGGCACTGCTGGAAGTTAACCGTAAGCATGGCGTGAAGGTTGTCATTTCCAACAGCGACACCGAAGCCACCCGCGCGATTTATCAGCCTTTCAAGATGCACGAAATCAGCGTGCAACGTTCCGTCAGCACTGACAAAGACAACCGCCAGAAGGCCAAAGAAGTGATCGGCGTGCTGCCTGTCTGCGACTGCTGCGGGCGTTACGGCGGCGGTTGCCCTGATTGTGGCGCCGTGATGGGTGATGCGACTTACAACGCGATGGTTGCGGCAGGCACGTTTGACGATCTGGAGGCGTTTTAATGAATCTTGTAGACGCCTGGATCGTTGAAATCATAAGCGTGAGTCGTGGCGAGATTGTGCCGTATTGGTTGGTTGAGGCGAAAGTAACAGCTTATGGAAGGGAGTCAATAACCACAATTCTGAAGAAATCAGAAGAGGAAGCCAAAGCCGTTAAAGTAGGGGATGTAGTTCAAATATGACCACGGCAACCCGTGGCCGTCGCGCCCCTTCTCCACCTCCACCGTATCCGGGCAGCACTGACAATGCTATCCCTTACGCTTATGGCGGGAACAAACCATACCAGCCGATTGGCGTTGATGTAGCGCCGGGGCTGGATGGTTTCGACTATCTCACGCCGGACGGCACGCGTAAGCATATTGCGTTCAGTGAACTGGTAGCGGAGGACGAAAAGCCGGAACGCAGTAAGCTGCTGCGTCGCCGTCTGGCTTCTCTTCCGCAATATGTCCGCCGCCACTTTGCAGCGAAGCTTGATGCGCTGGATGTGAAAGACCGCAAAGCGGCAGATCACTGGCTGCTTAACACCTTTGAGCGCCACGTATTAACGCGTATTGATAGCGTGAACAGTGTTTACCAGCCTGATACTGTGATGCCCGGCATTCTGCTGCCAATTCGCGATCAGCTTTTCCGTATGCTCTGGGCAGGGAAAAAAGAGTTAAAAAGACTGGCTTATACGCTTGCCGATATCTTTACGAGCGAGTTTATACGCGAGTCCGATCACCAGTTGGTGCGCACCGGCGATCCTGAGTTCGCGGCGCTTTCTGGCTATGGCCGTATTGCATCGCTGGCAGTGCATCTGAAAACGCCGATCCCCGGTTGGACAGCTTATTGCAATGAAGAACTTGAAGCGGAGGACGCGTTACGCGCAGTTCTCCGTCTTGAGTCACCGCAGTGGTGGTTAAACCGCCTGCGCCGTATCCATGCCCGGTGGCGTGAGCATTTGATGATCGCAGCGGGATACGTCCAGAAAAAATCCTCCCCATACAGTAGCGCCCCGTGCCTTACGGAATGGCTGGCCCAGAAAAAAGCTAACCGTGAATACCTCAAGGCTATGGAACTGGAAGACCAGGACACGGGCGAGCGCATTTCGCTGATCGATAAAGTCGCCGGCAGTGTTGCCAATCCGGCCAACCGTCGCCGCGAACTCATGACGAGAATGCGCGGATTTGAAGATCTGGCGAAGCTGGAAGGGCTGGCCGGTGACTTCTACACGCTGACAGCGCCTTCCCGCTATCACGCTATGCAGCATAACGGGCGCCGTAATAACAAATACTGTGGCGCGTCGCCGCGTGAGACACAGCAATATCTTTGCAAAGTCTGGGCGAGAACCCGCGCCGCATGGAAGAGAAAAGGGATCCGCGTCTTTGGTTTCCGCGTGGTCGAACCGCACCACGATGCAACGCCACACTGGCATTTGCTTCTTTTTATGCGCCCGGAATGCGTCGAGCAGGCGCGCGAAATCTTCCGTAAATATGCCCTGAAAGAAGACGGCAACGAACCGGGAGCGCAGGAAAACCGCTTTCAGGTCGTGCCGATCGACGATGCCCACGGCAGCGCAACTGGCTACATAGCGAAATACATTTCGAAGAATATCGACGGCTTCGCGCTGGATGGTGAGAAGGACGACGAAACCGGGGAAGACCTGAAAGAAATGTCACTCCGCGTTAGCGCGTGGGCATCGCGCTGGGCTATTCGTCAGTTTCAGCAGATCGGCGGTGCGCCGGTCACGGTATATCGCGAACTTCGCCGCTTGGGCGATCGCGAACTGGTGTTACACCCTGAACTGGAAACCGCCCGGCAGGCCGCTAACGGTGGCGAATGGGATAACTACGTATTAGCCCAGGGTGGCCCGTTGGTTGAGCGCGATAAGCTGCGCATCCGTCTGAATTATGAAACCACTGAAAACGGCAACGCCTACGGCGATAACGTCCAGCGAATCACTGGTATTTACTGCCCGATTACGGGCAATGACTCTTTGATCTTCACCCGCACCACTCAATACAAAATCGTGCCGAAGCGCCAGAGCGCTGACGGTGTGGCCGTTGACGTTGGTTTTTCAGGCGGCAACGCCGCCCCTCGGAGTTCTGTCAATAACTGTACGCGGGATCCCGCAGCAGGTGCTGACGGTGTTGAACATGCCGCCAGCGAAGCTACAGGGCAGTCAGAAATGACTGTGCCAGCTGAGGGCGTGACGGTGAATTTTGATGCGCTTTCACGGCAGGAAAAGCGAGAACTGGCGCAGCGGCTCAGTGCCGATGTGCGAAGTAAGCGTAAAAAACGGCCACCGGATAGGGAAGACAGGGCCGGGCTGTCCGTGAAAGAGCAGCAGATCAGTGAACTGCTGGCGCTGCGTGGGATTGATGCCAGCGCCGGAATGGTCAGATCGATGATGGCCGGTGCGTCAGTGGCGTGCGGCGATCTTGTTATGACCGTGCAGGACGGGCGGCTGGTGTCGCGCAATCGCGCCGCGTCGGGGATAGGTAAATTAGCAACTGAAAAAATGGCAGTTAAGAAAAAATCTGATGAACTTCTCAATCGCTGGAAAGTGGCTGTAAAAATTAACAGGGGTAAGTTGACAAATTGAAAAATCTGCACCATCATTCTGGTTGACAAAGTTTGATATTTGCACTCATGGAGATTTGGATTGATGTCTAAGCAGCCTTTACCTTGGGACTTTCACCCACAATTAACTGAAGAGCGTTTAACAATTATTGCTAAAGAATTGTTAAGGGTCTTAAATGACACATATGCTCAACTTTCGACCACCTTGGATAACAACTATACACGTTCTACTTGTACTTTTGGTCGTCAATGGCAGTTACTTATTGATTTATGTTTGAGTGGACAGTACGACTGGCTTCATCTCACCAACGCTGGTTTAGACATCACTTTTACGATCGATACAATTCCTGTTCGTTTCTTCACTGATGATCCGGCCAATCCTAAAAAGGATGGTTTTTATCGTCGAAATCCTGCTGATCAGCTTTTTGCTCCTGAGGTGGACATTCCCGTTTTACATCGCTTTGTTGTTGAGAAACCCGAATTTGAGGGTGAAGGCGCTAAAGTTCATTTCATTGGTTATAACGCTTTGGACGAAGAAGTATCTAAGTGGACGTACAACGATGAACCAACAACAGCATTGTTGCACTCTACGGATGATACACCGCCAGAGTCTGTTAGAATTGAACTTGATGACATTCGCCCTTCTCGTCCCGAAAAGGAAGAAAAAGAGAGCGATTGAGATTAATGAGTAGAAGGTGAAAAGTGTTCAACGGTTCTAATTTAAGATTGGCTCGTCTGTATCACGAGCTATCACTGGAGCAAGTAGCTGAGCGGGTCGATAAGACCCGCCAGTATATTCAGCGGCTGGAATCCGGCACGGCTGTTCCAACACCCGAGCTTGCGAATAAATTAGCTGCCGTCTTGCTGGTGATGCCTCATTTTTTTGAAGAGCAATGGCAGTCTCCTGTAAATGAAGAGATCGTTCACTTCCGCAAGCGTAGTTCTACGAGAGTCGCCACAAAAATGGCGACTCTCGCCAAAGCTGAGCTGTATCGACGACTTATTGAAATTTTTGAAGAGTATCTGGAGTTACCGCAAGTAAGATTTCCTGAACTGAAGGTGGATACTCAAGAGGATATCGAAAAAGCAGCGGAGAAGTGCCGGACTGATTGGGGGCTAGGTTTTGGGCCGATCGATAACATGACTCGTCTTGCTGAAAAGCTGGGAGCGTTTGTCACTTCTTTTGATTCTGTTTCTGACGATGTTGATGCTCTTTCTGTTCCTTTGAGCCGCCCATTCATCGTAAGGAATACAGCTAAAAAGTCACCCTGCCGTCAGCGGTTTGATATCGCTCACGAGGTTGCACATTTAATTTTACATGAGGGTGTCTCTACTGGAGATAGGGCTACTGAGTCGCAGGCTAACCGCTTCGCGTCTGCATTGCTTTTGCCAAGAACAGCTATGGCGAAATATTTTCCACGTCCGATTGGTGGTCGAATCGACTGGCAAGGTCTTAGCCAGTTTAAATTAACGTGGAAAGTGAGTAAGGCCGCGATCATTTATAGAGCACATCAACTTGGGCTTTTAACTGACGCTCAATACAAAACCGCCTTTTTTGGTCTCAAGCGAAAGGGTGAGGCTATTGATGAGAAAGAAGATTGTTTGATCCCTTGTGAGAAGCCAGAACTATTCAGTAAAGCAATGAAATGCCTGTTAAATGATTTGTCCGTGGATATTGAAACATTAGCCCAGCGTTTGAGCATAACCCCTACGATGCTCGCAGAACTTGCTAATGATGACACTTTGGTTTCTGCGTCATGTGTGAACTCTGAGAATGTAATTTCAATGTTTGCGTATCGAATGAAAACTGCTTAAAAATCGCTGTGATGAAAAATCCCGCTTCGGCGGGATTTTTTTAGAAAATGTCTGCACAATAGTGCACAAATTTGCACAATTTTTTTGATGCTGTTTATGCCCTTTCCGCCCTGTGGCGGCGCGGTCTGCCCCCGGATCGGCAAGTGCACAAAAAACGAAGCAAATGTCGCGCGCAGGTGACGGGGGAACAGCCCACGCGACGGATGGTCGGGAGGTGATGCCTTTAATTGCTATTCTCCGGCCTTTTTCGCCTTCTCCGCGCGTTTTCTCACGTCTGGATGTGTTCGGGGTAAATTGCAGATTGCGCCTGCCAGAATGGCGCTCATGCGCTCTGAGTGAGGGGCGTTAAAGGTCGTACCGGGTGGGAATTGGGTGGTGGCCGGTCATGCGGAGATTGAAAATTACTGAAGGAGAACCGCCGCAGGATGTGCGGCGGGTGAAGCGGCTCACTCGTCTTTGAGCAGAGCGTAGGGATTAAAGCGGATCACTTCCTGACCGAGCCAGTCATTGACGCCTTTCATTGCTTCCATTACGGGCAACATTTCGTTGATGGCAAAGACGCGCGCGGCCTTCTCAACATCACCGAGCGAGCCGTTGCCTTCCGGCATTGCGCCCATCAGTTGCGGCGGGATGCGGTGAGCGTCGCGGAGATCGTTGCGCGTTGCTGATTTAATGTTAAGAAACTCATCCTTTGCCGATATCTGGCTGAATGGCAACAGTTGCACACCATCTTTGCCGCCGCCCGGTGCGTGGATCAGAACGTTTTTGAAGGAGCCTTTCCCTCTGGCCTGTGACAGCGTCTTTTGCACCACCTTGATGCTTTCCTGATCCACCTTCTCCGAACCGACATAGAGAATACATCCGGCGTGAGAGCCGTTGTCATAGTAAAGTTTGCGGAACCTGTCGGCAGAATGGGACAGGCTGGCGGACAGAAGCGCCCCCATGTATTCCGGCATACCGTAGATTTCCTGATGAATGTCCGGGTTCATGATGTGGCAGATCTCGCCCGCCTTGAACTCGTATTCATCTTTCCACTGCCGGATAAACCAGTAGGTATCAAGATCGCTTCCCCGTCGCGTGTTCAGCGCCGGAACATGCTTAAGTTTTAGCGGCTCTCCCAGGCGATTAGACCGACGCTCAAGATAGGCATTGCCGAAGACAAACCAGTCCAGTGCAAACGCAGAGAAGGCCTGACGTGAGAGTAACGGGTGAGGGATATAGCACCCGGTCAGCACATTACGCTTGAAGTAAAGCGCCGACTGATGCAGCGGGGACTGTGCGAACGCACGGGTTAACCCTTTCCAGTCTATTGGCGTCTCGTAGTACCGACCATTATCGACGCAGCACATGCTGTCCAGCAGATCATAGCCGTCTGTTACTGAATATGGCCCGTCAAACGTGAAGGCACTGAGCGCCGGATCGCTTCTGAGCGCGTCAGAAATATCAGGCTGTTCGGCACCGCCACTGCTGGCAGTGTGATTGTTTTTGTAGGTGCGCTTCTTCATCAGAACTCCATAGCAAACCCGCCGCTGCCACTCTCCTGGCCCAGCGGTTCGTTAATAATGGCGAGCATATTCGCCCAGGCTAAATCCCCGTGGCTGACGCCGCGCGAGCGGTCAGTGTCATAGGTGATGAATCCGCCCGGCGTCTTTACCTTGCGAACAGAGTTAAAGGCGTTGATCAGGGCGCGCTCGCTGCGGTCATATTCCCATCGCCCGGCGCGGATCAGCTGTAGCATTTTCAGCACCAGGGCGCGCTTTGACGTCATTGACATGGTGTAGGGCATCGCCATCGGGAAAAACTTCTTCACTATCTGGTAAACGGCTTCACCATTACCGCCCGTCACGTCGATGCCGACATGCTGAACGTTGTATTTGAAGGTGAAGTTTTCGATAACTTTCGCCTGCTCTTCAAATTCAAGGCCGCGCACCTGTTCCGTTTCCACCGTACGGAATTTACCGCCCGGCACCAGTGGCGGAACCACAACGCAAATCGCGCCGCTGTCACCGTTGCCGCTGCTGCCGTTGGCGTCATAGCCTATCCAGACCGGGCGATTACCCATCGGCCTGGACGCGAAAGGCTTCCAGTCCGGCCATTCGTCATAACCATCTGCCCCGCAGCTAATCAGTGCGTTAAGGTTGAAGGCTGACTCGCCATCGCGAACGAACTCGCACATGTACAGGTTGCGGAATTCATCCTCGCTGTTTTCATCCTGGATCTCTTCAAGGTCGGTATATTCCCAGCCGTGGTCTATCACATCTTTCAGGGTGACAATCTGACGCCAGGTTTTATCCGGGCATAACAGCCCGCTGTTCAGCGTTTTCCAGCCCACATCAAACGCTTTGCGCTGTGCCTTCGGGCGTTTCTCATTCCAGCGATCTCCCGTCCAGAACGGGTAGGCCTCATGGGTCTCGCCTGACGGCGTGGAAAAGTAGGTACGCGTCAGCCCCTTCAGCGTTGCCATCGCACCTGCAACCTTTCGCAGGTTGGTGAAGTTGCTGACCCAGAAGAATTCGTCAAACTTCAGGTTGCCCGTATATGACTGCGCTGTTGCAGCGGACGTGCCGAGGAAATGCAGCTCTGCGCCGTTACTCAGTACGATTTTGTCACCGCCCTTAAGCTCAACGTCCACCTCTTCCGCCATCTTCTGAATGAATCCCCTGAACTGGTGCGCCTGACGGCGGGATGCAGACAGAAATATCTGGTTGCGCTGGTACGGGTATTTCACATCATCGCGCAGCGCATCAAGCAACGCCTCGCGTGCAAAGTACCAGGTTGCGCCAATCTGGCGGGACTTCAGTATCATGCGGTTTCGGTGGTGGCGTTGCTCATACCAGCCGCGTTGATGCCACGAAAGGGAATCAAGTATTTTCTCCCGCAGCGCGACGATCTGTTCTTCGGTGAAGTGGTTTTTCAGCTTGCGCTTGCGTGGCTTTTTGCCCGCGCCAGCCCCTGCCGGTTGTCCGTCAGACAGCTTTTTCAGTTGCCGGGTCAGCAGGTCAATCTCCTTGAAGTCTCCCCCGGTCTTGTCTTTCTTGTCCGTAAGCTGGATGAGGCGCGCATCCATCGACTGGCTGACGCGCTGGACGGGCGGTGTTTCATCCCATTCATCGCGTTTCTTCCAGGCGTAAATTGTGTTCTGATTAATCCCCATCAGGCGCGCGATCTCCGCTGGCGGGTAGCCCTGCCAGTAAAGTTGTTTTGCCCTCTGACGTACAAAAGCGTCCTGTATCATCTGCCCTCCACCGTTTATGGAGTGAAGATTACCCCGCGCGCGATCCCGCTATCGCCCCCTTTATGGTCTGGCTTTCCTCCGACAACAAAACCTCGTTGAGACAGCAAGTTACGCTCTGCCATCATGGCCGTACAGAAACCACTCAACAGGATTATCGACATGGCTAGCGCAGCTAAACCAGCCCGTAAGAAATTCCGCGTTGCTGTCTCCGGTGCCACCGTTGACGGGCGTGAAATTCGCCCTGAGCACCTTCGTGATGCAGCAGCAAACTACAGCCCGGACGTGTACGGCGCACGCGTCAATGTGGAGCACTACCTTTCGCCGTTCCCCGGCAGTGATTTCGGCGCGATGGGTGATGTGACGGCGCTGAGTGCTGAAGATATCAGCGAAGGCCCGCTCGCCGGGCGCACCGCGCTTTACGCCGAGATCGAACCTTCTGAGCGCATGAAGAAGCTGACGGAAGAAGGTAAGAAAATTTACTCCAGCATTGAACTGCATCCGCAGTTTGCGCTTAACGGCAAGGCGTATGTCATGGGGCTGGCGATGACCGATACCCCGGCCAGCCTCGGCACCGAGCGCCTGAAATTTGCCGCGCAGCAGCGTCAGCAGGTTATGTCCTTCAACAATCAGCAAGGTGAAGCCCCGCTGTTCACCGATGCCATTGAGGCAGAAATCATCGAACTGGCCGAGCAGCGCAGCGATGAAGGTAAGCAGTGGTTCGGGCGCGTCATGGGGATTATCGGCAAAGGCCGTAAATCTGACGGTGAGCAGTTCAGCCAGGTGCGTGACGCCGTGGAGAAAGTCGCCCAATCCCATGCCGATTTGCTGGACAGTTTTAATGACCTGAGCCGCGCCCGCGAGCAGGACAGCCAGGCCATCCAGAAGCTGACCTCCGATCTTGCCGCGCTGACCAGCAAGCTGGGAAGCACAGACGCCAATTTCAGCCAGCGGGAACCCGCGAGCGGTGGCGCTAACGCGCAACTGGCTGATTACTGATATTCACAAAGAGAGCAGAGAACATGGATAACAATACCCGCCAGCTATTTGATCAGTACATCGCCCGGCAGGCACAACTCAACGGCGTATCAACCGCCGCTGTCGCTGCAAAATTTGCCGTAGATCCGACGCGTCAGCAGCGCCTTGAACAGGCCGCACAGCAGGATGATTCTTTCCTGAGCAAAATTAATGTGTTTGGCGTAAACCAGCAGATCGGCCAGAAAGTCCTGATCGGCAGCAAAGGCCCGATGGCTGGCGTAAACAACAGTGTTACCAGTCGTCGCAACCCTGGCTCAAATCATTCAATGGAGCCGTTCGACTACATGTGTCGCAAGGTCAACTATGACTACGGCATCAGCTATGAACAGCTTGATGCGTGGGCGCACATGCCGGAGTTCCAGCCGCTGATCAGTAAGGCAATGGCCCGCCAGATGTCGCTTGACCGCATCATGATTGGCTTTAACGGCGTGAAGTACAGCGACCCGTCTGACCGTGCCGCTAACCCGCTGTTGCAGGATTGTGGCATTGGCTGGCTGGAAAAAATCCGCCAGGAAGCGCCGCACCGCGTTATTTCCAATGTGACGATCACCTCGCGCGATGAAGATAACAAGATTGTCGCAAAAGGCACCTACGGCAACATTGGCGCTGCGGTGTACGACGCCAAAAACAGCCTGATGGATGAATGGCACAAGCGTAACCCGGATAACGTAGTGATTCTGGCGGGTGACCTGCTGACGAGCAGCAATTTCTCGGCCATCAACGCCTTAAGCCAGACCAACCCGAATACCGAAATGCTGGCCGGTCAGCTGATTGTCGCGCAGGAGCGCGTAGGCAATATGCCGACCTTTATCGCGCCTTACTTCCCGGTAAATGGCGTGCTGATCACGCCGTTCAAAAACCTGTCGGTGTACTACCAGCGTGGCGGTCTGCGCCGGACGATCAAAGAAGAGCCGGAATACAACCGTGTCGCAACTTATCAGTCGTCAAACGATGACTTCGTCATTGAAGACTACGGCAATGTTGCGTTCATTGACGGCATTCAGTTCGCCCAGGCCGAACCGGCAGGCGAGTGACAGAAGCGGCGGGGCATTGCCCCGCCATGACGGGGAGAAGTGACGATGTTAACACCGGCACAACGACATTTTCAGAAGGTCATGGCAGAACGCCGGGGCCAGGCGGATGAAGAATCCGATATCCAGCGCACCGCGCATGAGCAAATTCTGCATCGCCTGCGTATGGACTTGTCCCGCCTCAGCGGCGTGCAGTCCGAAGAAACCAAAGCCGAAATGAAAAAATCCATGCTGCCTGAATACGAGGGATGGATTGAAGGCACACTCGACGGCGACAGCGGGCGGCAGGATGAAGTCATTACCAGGCTGATGGTCTGGGCGATTGACTGTCGTGACTATGCTCTTGCGTTGAGGCTGGGGCGCTATGTAGTACGCCACGGGCTGACGCTGCCGGATAACTTCAACCGCACGGCAGCAACCTTCCTGACCGAAGAAGTGAGCAAACCACTATTGACGCTCGCGGCCGCTGATGCCGACGCTGATTTATCGTCTGGTGTCGCCGTGCTTGACGAAGTGGCGGAAATTGTCGCCGACAGTGATATGCCCGATGTGGTGCGCGCCAAGTTGTGCAAGGCCCGTGCGCTTGCCCGCCGTGGTGCGACTGATATCACGACCAAAGCTGAAGCGCTGGCGCTGTTCCGTGAGGCGCTGACGCGTAACCCCAACGCCGGGGTAAAAAAAGAGATTGCCACGCTGGCCCGTGAAGTTAAGAAGCTGTCTGCGGATGGCGGCACGGGTGAAGGCGATACGGCCAGCACCGACAAAACTGACGGTACTGCTGAGCCTGTTCCTGAAAAGAGCACCACCGCCAGCGCAGCAGGTAAAGCGACGACGCGTAAAACCACGACTAGGGCGGCAACAGGCAAAGCGACAAAGCGCAAGCCTGCCAGCCAGAAAAAGAATTAACGACTTCGGCCCCGTCCGACAGGCGGCGCGGGTGGATATCTGCCTGTTCACGGTCTTTTAACCACCCGCCCACCGCCTGATTTATGGGAGATAAGTGCATGAGCAGCCTTGTGGCTAATAAGCGCGTGTTGCCTGCCGACAGCGATACCCCCGATGTTGATGATGGTGATACCACCGTCAGTGCCGGGGACTTCTGGCCGGTGATTAAACTCGCCGATCTCCGTCTGGCCGCGCGCATCACAGGTGGTATCACCACGTCCAGGCTGATGCACGTCACCACGGAAGCGGTAGCCCATGTCACCGCACAGTTGCTGGACTGGCGCACCGGTCAGCTCAAAGCAGGTTTTCACGCGCTGGAAGATGTGCCTTCAGCCCTGCCATCAGGTGAGATGGAAAAGCTGATGATCAACGGTGAAAACGTGAAGGTCTACCGCTTCCGGCGTGCGGTTTATTCGATTGCCAGGGCGCTGGTACTTGAAGGTTATCGCGATGTTGATACCACGGCGAAAGGCGACAAAGACGCCGCCGCGCTTGACCTTCAACGGGATGATCTGTGGCGGGATGCCCGCTGGAGTATCGCCGACATTCGCGACACGCCGCGCCTCTATGCGGAGCTTTGCTGATGAAAGTGAAGGCATTGCAGGGGGATACGGTGGATTTGCTTTGCTGGCGTCACTACGGCACCACGCAGGGCGTGACCGAAAAAGTGTTATCTGCCAATCCCGGACTGAGTCAGCAGGTTTTTCTTGATGCCGGTCAGGAGATTGAACTGCCGGAAATCGCGAGCAAAGCGCAGCGGGAGATGGTGCAGCTTTGGGATTGAGAGGTTGCCATGAGCGACGTACCTACGGGGGTGCTGGAACAAACAATGAAATGGATTGCTACATATCTGCCGACGCTGTACGCGGCAGGTGCGGCGTTGAGCATATCGGCGCTGATGAGTCTGTATGACGGCCAGTCAATGCTGAAAACCGCCACCGGTTCACTGGTCTGCGGGATTGTCACGCTGGCAGTTGCCGGATCGCTTGAATATCTGGGCCTGCCATCCAATGCCGTCACCTTCGTGGGCGCGTCAATAGGATTTATGGGGGCTGACAAGGTACGCAACAAAGTGACCGGCTTTATTGAAACCCGTATCGGAGGGGCGAAAAGTGGAAATGAGTAAAAACGGACTGGCCCTGCTCAAAAGCTTTGAGGGCTGCGAGCTTACCGCCTATCAGGATGCAACAGGTGTCTGGACTATCGGCTATGGCTGGACGCAACCCGTTAACGGCGTGCCGGTCGGTAAGGGTATGACCATCACTCAGGCAACCGCCGACAGCCTGCTGAGCAGCGGCGTGGTGCAGTATGAAAAAGGTGTGACAGGTCTGGTGAAGGTAGCCGTTAATCAAAACCAGTTTGATGCTCTCGTTGATTTTGCCTACAACCTGGGCGTTAACGCCCTGGCGGGGTCAACACTGCTGAAAAAACTTAATGCCGGGGATTTTGCGGGCGCAGCGAATGAGTTTCCGAAGTGGAACAAGGCAGGCGGCAGGGTTCTTAACGGTCTGGTTAGACGCCGTGCCGCTGAGCGCTCGCTGTTCCTGTCATGAGCTGGTTACTGTCCCGCTGGAAACCTGTGCTAATTGCGGTGCTCTGTGGTCTGGCTGTCTGGTGGTTCAGTCATCAGTGTTATACAGCCGGGTACAGTGACGCCAGCGCAGAGTGGGCGCTGAAATGGAAACAGCGTGATGCTGACGATGCTACAGCACTGGCTAAGCGGCAGACAGAGGCCAGGGAAGAAGAACAACGCCGACAGGGTGAAGTTGATGAGATCAGAAAACAAGCCAGCCAGCAGCTTGCTGGCGTCAAGGCTGATGCCGATCGTGCCCGTGCTGCTTCTCGTGGGTTGCACGACAGGGCCGATAAACTTGCCAGGCAACTGGCCGAACGTGAACGCGCCTGCGGTGCCGATACTTCCGGCAGAAGCGAGACAGAAGCCAGCGGAGCCGTATTGCTCGCCGACCTGTTCCGCCGCGCTGACGAGCGAGCGGGAGATCTGGCAAGAGAGGCTGATGAGGCAAGAGCCAGAGGGCTGGCCTGTGAAGCCGCATACAGTTCAATAGCGACTCCGCCTAAGAGGTAGCGCCATGTTAAAAGCTGATTCACTACGCGAGACCCTGACCAGCGCTAACAAATGGTGCAGGGCCAACCCTGAAGCCTTCACCGTTTTTGTGGAAGAAGGGAATATCGAGACGACCGGCGAAACGCCGTCGTTTATGTACCGCTATACCCTGGTGCTGTTTGTGATGAATTTTGCCGGTGATATTGATGATTTCACGTTGCCGTTAATGGCATGGCTCTGGCACAACCAGCCCGATCTGTTGCTTAACCCGGAGAAGAACCGGGACATTAAATTTACGACCCTTATCAACAACGACGATACCGCCGACATTCTGTTTGAAATGCCGCTGCGCGAGCGCGTGAAGGTCACTCTGGATGAAAACGGCATTCCCAGGGCAGAGCATTTGCCGGAACCTAAACCACGCATCCCGTCAGCGGACGGCGACTGGAGCGCCATCTTTGAGGACGTGACGTGGGAGGCTGACGCGCATGAGTAACGATCTCTTCCGTGAGCTGGATCAGGTATTCAGCGACATACTGGCGGGCACTTCGCAGGCCGGACGTATTCGCACCGCCCGCGCGGTTGGTCAGGTACTGCGAAAGAGCCAGCAACAGCGCATCAAAGCACAGCAGAACCCGGAAGGTTCGCCATATCCTGCCCGCCGTCGCCGGGTGCTGCGTTCTCAGCAGGGTATTGTGTTTGTCTGGCAGGGTGAGATCCGCCGCCTCAAAAACTGGCACGGTGGCCGGGGGAAATACGGGCGCACCATTACCGGCTTTGACGAAGAGCGCAACGATATTCGCACGTTTTACCGCAGCGATATTGAGCGTTACATCGAGATCAATACGCGCTCAGTGCGCCGCAGCACAGCAAAGAAAGTGCCGATGTTTCAGCGATTGCGCAGCTATCGCTTTCTCAAAATGCGCGCTGATGCAGGCGGTACAACCGTGGGCTATGACGGCGTGGCCGCGCGCATTGCGCGTGTGCACCAGTACGGCCAGCGCGATCAGGTCGGGCCGGGTGCCTTTGCTAAATATCCTGTGCGTGAGCTGCTGGGCTTTACCGCTGGCGATGAGCAGATGATTACGGAACAGGTAGTTAACAGCCTGGGGAATGCTGCACGATGAGCGCTGAACTGATCCGCCTGCTGGAAAATATCCTCCGCGTCGGCGTCGTTATTGCCGTTGATGAAGAGAGCTGGCGCGTGCGCGTGCAAAGCGGCGAGCTTCAGACCGACTGGCTGCGCTGGAACACCACGCGCGCCGGGGCATTCAGTATCTGGGTGCCGCCTTCCGTGGGTGAGCAGGTCTGGCTGGGCTGTATTGGTGGCAATCCTGAAACGGCGGTCATTATCGGCAGTCTCTACAGCAACGATCACCCTGCACCGGGCAGCAGCCTGAAAGAGATTATGCTGACAGCGCCAGACGGTGCCTCTTTTCGCTACGACGCGGAGGCCAGCGCACTGGAAGCGCAGGGCATGAAGACCGCACATATCAAAGCCTCTGCCAGCGTCACGCTTGAAACGCCGATCGTAGAATGCACCGACCATCTGAAAGCGCGGACGTTCGAACTGTCGGAGGGTGGCACGATGAAGGGCAATGTTACCCATTCTGGCGGATCGCTTTCGTCTAACGGGGTGACGGTTCATTCGCACGTGCATGGTGGTGTGCAGGGTGGCAGCAGCAACACCGGGGGGCCGAAATGACAGTCCGCTATACCGGGATGAACCCGGACGGCACGGGCCAGCTTACCGATACTGATCAGCTGTGGAATTCAGTACGCGACATACTGACAACGCCGCTGGCAAGCCGGGTGATGCGCCGGGATTACGGCAGCATGATCCCCGATCTGCTGGATGAGCCACAAAACGAAGTGACCCGCCTGCAATGTATGAGTGCGGCAGTGATCGCCCTGACGATGTGGGAGCCGCGTATTGCCCTGAACGGCATCAATATCAGTTATTCAAAGGATGGCGCTGTCACCGCTGAACTGGTCGGCATTATCACCGAAACCGTGCAGACGGCTGGCACAGCGCTGACGCTCAGGAGTGGCACTAATGGCAACAGTTGATTTATCGCAGCTACCACAGCCGCAAATTATCGAAGTGCTGGACTTTGAAGTCATTCTCAGCGAGGTGAAAGCCGTCATGCTCGCGGCATTCCCGCAGGAACAGCAGGCTTCTGTTGCCGCTGCGCTGGAGCTGGAATCCGAACCGCTGAACGTGATCGCCCAGGTGGTAGCTTACCGTGAAATGATGCTCAGGCAGCGGATTAATGATGGCGCGGCGGCGTGCATGTTGAGCCATGCCGTATCGTCCGATCTTGATAATCTCGCGGGCAACCTGAACACCGAACGTCTGATCATCACCCCGGAGACAGCAACCACTGACGCAGTAACGGAAAACGATACCGCACTGCGTTTGCGGGCGCAGGCTGCGTTTGAAGGGCTAAGCGTGGCGGGGCCAACCGGCGCATACGAATATTTTGCCAAAAGTGCCAGCGGCAAAGTGGCGGACGCCAAAGCGATCAGCCCGTCGCCTGCCGTGGTGGTGGTCTCTGTCCTGTCCACCGAGGGCGACGGCACCGCCAGTGCGGAACTGCTGGCAACGGTGGATAAGGCGCTGTCTGCTGACGATAAGCGCCCCGTTGCCGATCGTCTGACCGTTCAGGCGGCAGAGATCGTGAATTATCAGATTAATGCGCTGCTGTATTTCTACCCAGGCCCTGAGTCTGAACCTATCCATACCGCCGCGCAGGACGCGCTTCAGTCCTGGCTGAATCAACAGGGCAAGATTGGTCGTGATGTTGCCCGCTCAGCCATTATGGCGGCGTTGCATGTTCAGGGTGTGCAGAGGGTGGAGCTGCTGGAGCCTGTCAGCGATATTGTGATCGCCGATACGCAGGCAGCACGGTGTGAGTCCTTCACGATCGAGACCGGGGGCACAGATGAATAACAACATGCTGCCGCCTTCGGCCAGCGGTTTTATGCGCAGTACGGAGACGGTGACGGAGCGGCTTACCGATATTCCTGTTGACCTGCGCAAGCTGTGGAACCCGGACGAGTGTCCGACTGATCTTCTGCCTTATCTCGCCTGGGCGCTGTCTGTTGACCGCTGGGATAAGAACTGGTCAGAACAGACTAAACGGAAGGTGATTAAAGCCTCCTGGCTGGTTCACCGTCAGAAGGGCACCATTTCCGCTTTGCGCCGCGTCGTTGAACCGTTTGGCTTTCTGCTGCGCGTGATCGAATGGTGGCAGAGTGGCGAAGAGCCGGGAACATTCAAGCTTGAAATCGGCATTCAGGACGAAGGGATCACCGAGGAAACCTATCTTGAGCTTGAGCGCCTGATTGACGACGCAAAACCCAGAAGCCGTCACCTTACAGGCCTTTCACTTTCACTTCAGACGCAGGGGTATATCGAAGCCGGGGCGGGGTGTTATATCGGCGATACGCTGACCGTTTATCCCTATTTTCCTGAAACCATATCCGTAGGCGGTGCTGACTACACCGGCGCGGCAGTCCATTTAATTGATACCGTGGAGATCGCAAGTGGCGACTAAATATTTTGCCCTGTTAACCAATATCGGGGCGGCAAAACTGGCAAATGCCACGGCATTGGGTGCGCAGGTTGAGATCACCCAGATGGCCGTGGGCGATGGTAACGGCGTGCTGCCGACACCGAACCCGGCACAGACCGCGCTGACGCATGAGCTGCGCCGTGCGCAACTGAATATGCTGACTATTGACCCGGTTAACACCAATCAGATCATTGCGGAACAGGTTATACCGGAAGACGCGGGCGGATGGTGGATCCGTGAGATTGGCCTGTTTGATAAAGACGGAGATATGATTGCGGTTGCCAACTGTGCAGAGACTTATAAACCGCAGTTGCAGGAAGGTAGCGGGCGCGTGCAGGTGATTCGCGTGATCCTGATCGTCAGCAGCACCGAGGCTGTGACGCTGAAAATCGATCCGTCAGTGGTGCTGGCAACCCGTAAATATGTTGATGATGCCGTTATTGAAGTTAAGGCATACGCCGATGATGTGATGAAAAAGCACGTAGCTGCTGCAAATCCACACAAGCAATACCCACTGATAGCCAATGCATTAAAAGAAATGGTTGATGCTGGACTGGTAAATCAGATTCTCGAAAACCTTGGTTTGGGAACAGGGTTTACTGGCATCATTGGACAGTCCAGGAATGCGGCGATGAGAATAACTGCTGCCAGCTCTAAAGCAACATGGACAGCAGACGAGTTAGTCGTTGAAACAGCGATTGGTGGCACTCAGTACAGACTGAATAATTTATCTCTGTCGATTAATCTTGCCACGACTGGCGCTGGCGGTATGGATACCGGAGCAGCTCCGGCATCGGGTTTTGTCGCAATTTATGCAATCTATAATCCGACAACGAAGACAACTGCTGCCCTTGCGGTTAACGCAACATCAGCAAAAGCTCCGGAAGTGTATGGCGGATCAAATATGCCTGCTGGTTACACAGCCAGCGCACTTATTGCTGTATGTGGCACCAATTCCAGTGGGCAACTCCTACCTGGTCTGTTGACTGATAGAACATGGATGACGCCTCGCACCATTGTTCTAAATGTGACTGTACAGAATTCATCGTGGACATCAATGACGCTTGCCGCGATGGTTCCGCTTAACGCAAAGCGTGTTATGGGCGATCTGGCTGGAGCGACTAACTCAGGAAATATTACAATGGGGGGTGCCGGAGATTCTACAAATGCAATCGGCGCATCATGGCCTACCTATTATTTAATTGGGCAATGTCCATTTGATGTTGAGCTATCCAGCCCACAGACGATGTACTATTTAAACACTATGCCTTCAGGTTCAACAATTTCATTTCAAGTTTTTGTCAAGGGTTATGTTTTTTGAGGAATATTTTATGTCAAAAGTATGCGTGCAATTTTCTGACGAAAGCAAAGATAAAATTATCTCGGTATTTGCGGGAAAACAGGATGAAACTACCTACCCTAACCAGGGAGAGGTTGACACTGAAGACGACAGTTATAAGGCCTTTGTAGCCTCCGTTGCCTCCGTGTCACCTGAGATCGCTAAGTTTCTCCCCGTATGAATATATCGTCTATTAACTTACCAAAAATGGGTTCTTAGCACTGGTCATAAACGATTCATAGACCGGGTAAAGTGTCGTATCACTCTCTTCTATTTCCGCATAGTTAGAATAGTTCTCCGGCACTTGTGGTGAACCAAATACAGCAATAATTTTGGTTTTTGTGCTGTCGGAAAATTGAACATAGACCGTCATATTTCATACTCCGTCGCATAGATATAACTGGTTGTCATGGTCCCCGTGGAAACCATGATGTAATAAAGTGTCTGGGGTGTAATTAATGGAATATCAGCAAATGGCGTCATCACGCCGCTGTTATTTGTTCCACTGAATTGCGCCCCGATTTCCGAAGCAGAACCGGAGACAAAAAAGTAGTTGTTTGACGCAGAAGTACTCGGGTTGACGTTTGCACATCCGCCCATTGTCTTGGCATTGAGTGGGATAATGCCGGAAACTGAGAGCGCTGTATAAGATGCAACATTAGCGGTGAGTGTCAGAACTGCAACCTTGGGTATATATATTCTACGGGCGAGCTGATAGCCAGGCACAAACTGGCCGTTTGCTATGCGCCAGACTGATATCAGCGCGCTGGCTGTGTAACCAGCAGGCATCGCAGTGCCAGAATACGTTTCCGGAGCCTTGCTGCTGGTTGCATTCCATCCCAGTGCCGATGTGGTTTTCCCCGGTCCGGAGATAGCATAAATCGCCATGAAGCCGTTGGTTGGTACGGTTCCCGCAACATCAACGCCGCCAGCACCCACGATTGCCAGGTTGACAGTCAGGCTAAGGCTGTTATTCCGGTACTGCGTTCCCCCCAGAGCCGTTTCTGTGATTAGTTCATCCGCCGTCCACGTCGCTGTAGTTCCCGCCGTCGCCAGCGACATCGCCAGATTTCTTGCCTGGCCGATGACCCCAGTTAAGCCTCCTCCCAAACCAACGATTAAGAGAATGGATATTCCGGAATGCACGGTCACTTCTGACGGTGATGGCCATACATATCGAGTAACGTCATTACTGGCTGTGCTGTAGCACAGTCAAATATGACTGGACATGGACATAAAATAACGGGCTTGCGCCCGTATAAATTTCCATCATGGAGCTAAAAAAGACCCGATATCGTACTACTGGCAGAATTATAGGCAGTTGTCGCCTTGTTCTTTAGCCCTGAAAGCAGATCGCTAACGGATGACGCTTGCAGGCGCTCGCGTAAGTCTTCATCACAGCGCTGGAAGCTGATCGAAAACTCTATTTTTTTCGCCTTTCCGTAACGGTCAAACTCCGTATGCGTGGCCTGTAGCCCGGTCAGCACATACATGCCGTAAATCTGCCCCGCACCACTGATTAAAGGCCACGGACGCCCGGTGTATGCCTGCGTTGCCAGAACGGTAAGAGATACGTCACCGCCCGTAATTTCAGGGTAAAGCACCCCGTCAAGGTTGATCTGCGTCTCCCCAGCGCCGATGTACTGCCATTTTGCCGATCGGTTGATGCGGTCATTTTTCACATGCCGCCAGTTAAGCGAATGGCGCAACTGCTGATAAGGCAGTGTCTTCAGTTCAAAAACGAACATCCCGTATATCATCATCATAATGTCGCTTCCCCTTAATCTCTGTCTTTGAAGCTACCGCGATTGAGCCGCGCAAGACGGGCCATTTCGGCATTCACCGCGTCGGCAGCAATGCGGCCAATTTCGCGCGCATCCTGCCGGTCAACACCGTGCAGGTGTACGTGGATTTCCCCCGTAAAGCCGCCAGCGGCAACCGGTATATTGCTGGCGCTGCGGCTGACTGGCAGAAGTTCAGCCTGCTTAACGGGAAGCGATGCCGCTACCACTGCGGGACGTGCGCTTAACCCGTTGTTCCTGACCGTGCTGGCCAGCTGCGACTCCTTCCATTCCCCACGAACGGCCAGCGCACGGGGCAGGTTTTTAAACACGATATCGCCGGGGCCGATCTTCTTCGTGTTATCGGCAGTCGCTTTGGTGTTGCTGTCGATATTCTGCAACCGGCGCATTGTGCCGTTATCGCCGGTCAGCGGTGATGAGGGTTGCGGTGTGTCAGGCGGAACGTTTTTCACCTCAACTTTTTTCGGTGCAACTTTAGCGATATCGCCCTGAAGAAGGGCTACTTTGTCCTGAAGAACGGCCATGCGTTGCGCGTCCTCGATCTTCTTCCTGGCTTTTTCAGCTTCATCAGGCAGAACGCCGAGCTTTTCAAGGATCCATGCCAGTGTATCCAGCAGCATTTTTGCAGGCGTCAGAACAAGCTGGAGAGCGCCACCAAGAACGTTACCGAATACCTCACCGGCGCTGGCGCACTTATCCAGTGTTTCCTTGCTGGACTCCATCGGGGAAAGCAGAGATTTAAACCAGTTAAAGACCTGACTGACAGCGCGGCCTATCGCGTCAAAGATGGGGCTGAACTGCGAGAAGGTGTCACGTAACGGGGCCAGTCTTTCCATGATGCCGGTGAATACGCCAGCAAAAAATGCTTTAAGAGGCTCCCAGTAACGCCAGATAAGAACTCCGGCAGCAACAAACGCCGCCACTATCAGGCCAATCGGACTAAACAGCAGTGACAGCGCTGTACCCAGCATAGACACCGCAGCAGTAATCATGCTCCATATGGCCGGTAAGCCTGTCAGGCGAAGAGCGAGCATTCCGAGGTTTTTAGTCAGCGCTCCCAGCGCGGCACCGGGTGCAAGAAATACCCCCATAAGTGCGCCACGCATAGCGGGTATGATGGCCGAAACGCCCCGCATTTTCCCTGCTAACGAGCCGAGAACTGGAGCCCATCCGCGCACGCTTGCCATCGCCGGGCCGGAAGCCGTGCCGAGCGTTCGCAGAGCGGCAATCGTTCCGGCTATGCCTCTGCCCCCTGTCAGCAGGGTAAAACCTAACTGGAGTTTAGCCAGTGGCCCCATCAGCAGGCCGATCGCCAGCGATGTGCCGCCAATGGCGGCGGTCAGCGCCAGAACGCTACCGCCGACAACCAGCAGGGATTGTGCGAGCTTCGGATTCTCCTTCGCCCACTGCGTCATATGCCCCACAACATTACTCAGCCCCTGGGTCAGGGCGCGAAGCTGGTTGTTGACGAGATCGTTAATCTGGATACGGAATCCTTCCCAGGCGCTGTCCAGATTCTTGAGATCGCCATCAAGGTTATCCGCCATTATTTTGGCGGCTTTCTGTGCCTCACCCTTGGCGTTTTTCAGTTCACCAAGCAATTTCTGAAGTTCGCCGCTCCCTGCCGACATAACCAGAGCCTGGAATGACTTTGACGCTTCTTCACCGGCAATATCTTTGAAGAAAGAGAGCTTATCGGTATCGCCGTATTTGCTGATTTTTTTATAGAGATCGGTAAGCACAACTTCAGCAGGGCGCATTTTCCCCGTCGCATCAGCGACTTCTACACCCAGTTCTTTAAGCGCAGTTTTTGCTCTGCCGGTCGGCGCGGCAAGGCGTGAAAATGTGGCCTGCAAACCCGTACCGGCGATACTCCCGCGCAGACCAACGTTCGCCATCACGCCGATCATAGCCGTGGTCTGTTCGACGCTGACGCCTAGGTTGGAAAGACCTGTCCCGGCGTACTTCATCGCCTCACCGATATTTTGCAGATCGGTGTTGGTACGGGTGAATGCGCCCGTTAATACGTCGCTGACGCGATCCATTTCTTTGGGATCGAGACGGAACTGAGACAGGATGTTTGAGCTGATATCAGCGCTTTCACCTAAATCCATACCACCGGCCAGCGCCATATTGAGCACGCCAGGCAGTGCGGCCTGAATGGCCTGCGGAGTGAAACCGGCCATAGCGAGAAATGCCTGTCCACTGGCGGCGTCGGTCGTGGTGAACTGTGTTTCAGCACCCAGCTTTTTGGCCTGGTCACGAAGTGCTGAAAAGTCAACGGAGCTTTTATCTATACGGGTCAGCGCCTGTACGCGGGACATTTCCCGATCAAACCCAACGGCGGGGGATAAGAAACGTCCCGCTACGTAACCGGCAGCAGTGGCCCCGGCAACGGCCATCGTGCCACCGCCGCGAAGTTTACCCGCTGTTTGCTGCATCTGGTCATAGCGTGCCCGTGCCTGTGTGACAGCGGCAAGCTGTCGCCGTTCCCGCTCCAGCGTCTGGTTGTACTGTTCGGTTCTACGTATCGCGCTCTGAATGGTGCGATCGCTGCCGACCAGCGAAACACCGTGGCTGCGCAGCGCCTGTGAGGCAGCACGCAGCTTAACCATTTCCTGCGTGCGTGCAGAGTTAAGGCGCTCCAGCTTTGCGGCCAGCGCTGCCATATGTGCTTTTTGCTTGTCTGTAAGCTGTGTACCTTCCCGCTGCGCCTGATTCAGCCCTTCAAGCGTCCGGCTGGCGTCGTCAATTTTGCGGGAGGTCTTTTGCACGCTGTCGCGCAGACGGTTGAACGTGCGGGACTGGCTGTCCAGGTCTTTAATGCTGGATTGCGTTTTTTTGAGGGATTCTGACAAACCGCCCGCACTCTGGCGGGCGGCATTGACCGGGCGGGTAAGTTTATCGATCGCGCTGAACGCGACGCGGATATTAAGGCTTTTCACTGTCACTGGCTCCACTTCGGACAGCCGCCCGCTCACGCCAGGCTATGACTTCGCCCAGTTCCATCGTGAAGACTTCAGAGGGCGGCCAGTTGAAAACAACCGCGATATCAGCAACCAGATCGTCGATCAGGTCGAACCGCAGGAGTGTTACTGATTCTCCGTCTCCGCCTCGCTCGACGCTCCAGACCCCGCAGGCGTCAAAAAAGGGACGAGCGCTTCAGACAGGCTGACAAAATCGCGGGTATCCATTTCGTTGATTTCGGTCTGTTTGAGGCGTGGTGACGTGACACGGGTCAGCAGTACCGCCACCGAATCCACATCCATATTCATCACGTTGACCAGCTTCAGCCCACGCAGTGAGCCAGCCTGTTTGATCTCATCCGTGATCGTTACCTGAGTAATTTTCTCATCGCCGCGAACAACGGGTTTTGCCAGAGTAATGGCGTTATCGTTTTTTTTGCTCATTGTTGAATGCTCCGGGCGGCAAGGCTGTGCCGCCACTTATCAGGTTAATCAGTTACCCATTCCAAGCGCAGACGTGATGCGGTCAGGGTAGATATTCTTGCCGTCTTTCTTGTAGATGAAGTTCAGCAGATCAAACTCAAACAGCGGCTTATCGTCGATGGTGAGTTTGTAATAAGTGTTCTTCATCGTGTAGCTGACGGAGGTGTCTTCTCCCTGCTTGCTCTCGCCGCCGTCCATTTCGGTGATGCGGCCGCGCAGTTCGACCTCAACCAGCAGGCTTTCACCATCGGTGTAATACTCCCCGGCGAAGCGGAAACGGGTTTCGTCGATATCGCCGCAGTAGTTCAGCAGTAACGACTGAACCAGACCGCCAACCACCATCGTGGTATCCAGCGCGCCACTGTCCAGACCGAGATCCACCGCAGCGGAGCCAATCATCCCGCCCCCCTGAAAATCTTCAGTTTTACGGGTCAGTTTTGGCAGCGTCACGGAAGAGACTTTGCCGATGCAGTTGCTGCCGTTCACAAAGCAGGTGAACAGGCGTAGTTTGTGAGGAACCGCCATTTATGCACCTCCCAGGGAAGAAAACGCCGATTCGAAATACTCGTCCGTGAAGGTCTGGTAGAGCGTCAGATCTTCCATTGGCGGAACCGGTGTATATTTATAGCGAATGCGTACCTGACCCTGACGGAGACCGGTTGTCGGGTTATCCAGGATATCAAACCAGCATTCAGCACCAATTAGCCGCCCCTGCGTCACCAGCGAATTGAGTTTGCCGCTGATGCCGCTGACCACGTCCTTGACGTTGGCCGGGGTTAGCGGTTCGTCCACTGATTCAAATTGCGCCTCAGCGATACTGTCAGCCAGAATCTGTGCCGTACGGGTGTAAACCTCAAAAATATAATCTTTGGTGTCCGTGACGCGGTTACCCCAGAACCGGAAACCGTTACGCTTGATGAGCGTCGTGATCTCCTTGTTGTTGAGTTCGTTCGCGTCGCTGTCTTCGGCCTGAAGCGACCAGAAAACATCCTGTGAAATACCCAGCACGTTGCTTACCGACACATTGGAAAGCGATTTGTGCCAGCCCTGATTGTTGTCAATCAGCGCGCGAAGGCCGCAGGCATAGGCCGGGGCCGGGAAGGTTTCGTTTTCTCCGGTCAGCGGGTTGTAGGCGATGAAATCAGGCCAGATAAGCATTAGCTCTCGATAGGCGAAGGTCGCACGATATGCGGTGGCTTCAGCCATCGTTTTGCAGCCGTAGCAACTGGCGTAAACAAACGCGCGCAGATTCTGAGCAATAACACACAGCGCAGAAGTGACTTCTTCCGTGTCGTAGCCCGGCACGGCCAGAATGCGTGGACGATAACCAACCTTCTGCTCGGCAGTCAGAAACGCGTACATGCCGGTATAGCTGCCGTCTTCTGCCGTGCCACCCATGATGAGCTGCGACTGCGTTTTACCGCCTTCCTCTTCCGTGGCTGCTGCCACGCGCACAACGATAACCTTCGGACTGGTCTGGTCAGCGATGGCTTTGAGTGTTTTGTACAGGGAGCCGGTTTTACCCGCCTTACCCAGCACGTTGTTAACCCGCGTCAGCAACACGGGGGTATTCAGGGGAAAGGTTTCCGCGTCGGCATCATCCGCCACGGCAACGATCCCAATGACACTGGATTCAATGTCATTGATAGCCGTCACCAGGTCGGTATTCTCCCGGACGCGTACACCGTGGAAACGTGTCTCTGACATGTTAGCCACCATTACGTTATTGAGTTCGCAGTCATAATCCCTCATGTCTGAATGTCACTCACGCTATTGCGGGTCTGGCCGGACGGCGACAACAAAAACCGATTTGGTCTCTCCCGCGCGCGTGGGATCCTTCGCCGGAAGAAGGGGGAAAGCATGGCACTTACAGACCTGACAAAATCACTTAACGACGCCGTCAGCAGTTATAACGATTCACTTACCGAGGCGGTAAAAAGTCCAGGATTCAGCATTACGATGGGTGGCAAGGTACTGACGCAGCTTGATGATCGGATCATGTCGTTGTCACTAACGGACAACAGGGGCTTTGATGCTGATCAGCTATCTATTTCCATTGATGACAGTGACGGTATGGTTGCACTGCCGCCGCGCGGGGCTGAACTTGCCGTATCATTTGGCTGGCTGGGTGAACCGCTGATTTACAAGGGGCTGTACACGGTTGACGAGGTTTCCCACGAAGGCCCGGCAGATACCATTGGCGTTACTGCCCGCAGCGCTGATTTTCGTGAAGAATTCAACGTAAAGCGCGAAGTCTCATGGCATGACGTGACCGTTGAGCGCGTTGTGTCGGCAATAGCGCACCGATACGGACTGAAGGCGCAGATCAGTGAAATGCTCATAGATATTGAGATTGATCACGCCGACCAGACGCAGGAAAGCGATATGTCATTCCTTACCCGCATGGCGGACATGCTGGGCGCAATTGCCACCGTCAAGAACGGCAGTCTGCTGTTTATCCTGCCGGGCGGTGGCGTAACCGCTGACGGGAAGGCGCTCCCCTCTGCCAGTATTGACCGCACAAGTGGCGACCGGCATCGCTTTCGTATTGCCGATCGGGATGCCTATACCGGCGTTCGGGCTTACTGGCTGGATCTGAATTTCGGCAAAAAGAAAAAGGTCAGCGTAAAGCGCCGCAAGCCTGCAAAGCCCAAAAAAGAGAAGAGCAGCAGCCGTGAGGGCGATTACATGGAGGGCGCAGACGGTAACGTCTATGTGCTGCGCAAAACCTACCAGAATGAAGAGGCTGCGAAACGTGCGGCAGCGGCAAAGTGGCAACAGCTTCAGCGTGGCGCGGCAGAGTTTTCGATCACCCTGGCGCGTGGCCGCGCAGAGCTTTACCCAGAAATGCACGTTACTGTTAGCGGTTTTAAGGATGAAATAGACAATCAGGACTGGATCATTGCACGCGCTGAGCACGTCATAGACGACAGCGGTTTTACCACCCGGCTGGAGCTGGAAGCAAAAATACCTGACTGGATAGCGGAAACTGAATAAAATGAAATGGAGTTCAACTCCCACAGGGGAGCCATCATTATGTTCAGATGTCCATTTTGCGGCGCTATGGCCCGCACCCGTACCAGCCGTAAAATAACCGATATGACTATCCGGCAATATCACCAGTGTCAGAATCTGGAATGTAGCCGGTCATTCACCACACTAAACAGCGTGGAAAGGGAAGTAACAAAGCGTGCAGCCACTGCACCGTTACCGCCTGACTTTATCCCCCGTGATGCTTTCCCTGCATCACATTACGGCAGAGACCAGCTTAATCTGGCTCTCTGACCACCGTCAAAGCGCCCCCGTAAATCCATTCAGTGCGGGGGCAGCTTCAAGCAAAACGCTTTTTCCAGAGAAAATATATTTGATAACATCGGTCAGCATATTAATAGCGATGATGGGATAGGAATATGAAAAAGGTGTTGTTAATACTGGCTTTGGTTTCTCTCGTTGGATGTAAGCCTGGCGCTGAAAAAGCTGTTGAACTAGGTAAGTCAGAAGTCGCAGCAGATGTTAGGGATCCAGATAGCGTAAAATTTAGATATCTTCGATTTGTTCAGGGTGAGGATTCACCTGATGGGGCTATCGTTGGCTATGTTTGCGGCCAGATCAATGCAAAAAATGGTTTTGGGGCTTACGAGGGATTCTCTCCATTCCTTATGAAAATAAGCATGAAATCAAAGGGCGCGTTTTCTAAGGGGGTCACCTACTCTGTAACAGAGAAGAAAATCTACACCCGGTTTAGTGATCCAGTGCCAGCGTCATACAAAGACAACTGCGGCCCTGATGAGAGAGGGATGTTTCGGTAA